CCTCCGGCGGGCGCTCCGGCTCCGGCTCCGAACCCGGCTCCGAACCCGGCTCCGGCAACGGACGGAGCGAAACGGGGAACGTATAAGTTTGCGTCGAATATCCTTCCCCCGGCGGCGGCGCGGGGCGGGCGTGGTTCAACCGTCTACGGGTTCGAAACCATGGACGTAAATCAATCGTTCTTCATTCCGGCGACGGCGGACAACCCGAACCCCGCAAAACGGATTGCGTCTACCGTATCGTCTGCAACGAAACGGCTGGACCCGAAACGGTTCATTGTTCGGAGTGTCACCGCTAACGCGGATATGGCGGGGCAATGGGGCGTTGCTGAAGGCCAGAAAGGCGCGGGTATCTGGCGAACGGAATAGCCACATTGCCCTAGCGGCTCGAATGTGTTAACCCCTGTCGTTGGAAACTCCAACGGCGGGGGTTTTAATGCGTTGGCTATATGTATCGCTAATGCTTACGGCTGTCGTAGCTGAAGGTTGCGCGGTAGCCCCGGTAACAGTTTCGCCGTTGACATTCGGCTACCCGGGGGGTGTAGGTGGACCCATTGGAGCCTATCCGGGAGGCTATCCGGCTCCGGCTCCCCCTCCTGTCCCCCCGCCTCCGGGTATGCAATCTCACATTAGGCTACCTTCTTGCGGTCAATGTCATAGGTGAATTTTGAAATGGCATGGTTAACGCAAGTTGAAACGAAGAATGAAAAGGAACTTAAACGCAAGTTTGCTGAAGAACTCTTGCGTAATCCGAATGACCCCTACGGCGCGGCCTATCGTCTGTTCGGAACGGATACTATTCGGGCGCTACAAGTTTCGCAAGCTTGGGTTATTGACCCCTACGTATTAGAGGTTCAGGCCGAACTACTAAAGGAATTTGGGGAAGATGAATACCTTCCGTCAAAGGCGATACTGGCCCGTCGTGTTTTTGACTTGGCGGACAGGCCTAATACGGACGTTAAGGACAGGTTGGCGGCTTATAAGCTTTACGCCGAAATCCGTTCGTTCATTGCAAAACCGGAAACGAATATCCAGAATATCCAGAACAACACTAACTTACGGGTCATGGTGGTTAAGGATTTCGGGAACGACGGAGAATGGGAGACGAAGGCAAGGAAGCATCAAACGAAGCTAATAGAACACTCAAGGGATTGAATAACGTATGCACGGGACTAACGCCAAGTTGAAGCCGGGGCCGGTTCCTGTTTGGGTTCCGATACCTAATTCCAGTCAAGAGTTAGCTATTGATAGCCGTGCCCATATTACGTTGTATACGGGCGCTAGAGGCCCCGGGAAAACTGATACCCAACTCATGAAGTTTCGAAAGCGGGTAGGTATGGGCTATGGCCCGTTCTGGCGCGGGGTTATCTTTGACCGGGAATACAAGAACCTTGACGATTTGGTGAATAAGTCCCGTCGTTGGTTCAACGCATTTGGGGACGGCGCTAGGTTCCTGTCGTCGGCGCAAGACTACAAATGGACTTGGCCAACGGGCGAAGAACTTTTGTTTAGGGCTATTAAGAAACTTGACGATTACTGGAATTATCACGGGCAAGAATTCCCCTTCATAGGTTGGAATGAAGTATGTAAGTATCCTACCCTTGAACTGTTTGACCGAATGATGACTTGCAACCGTTCGTCATTCGTACCTGAAAAGGATAACCCAAACCTACCGCCTATCCCTCTTGAAATCTTCGCTACAACTAATCCCTACGGGGCTGGACATTCCGTAGTAAAGCGGCGGTTCATAGACCCGGCTCCGTATGGGCAAGTCATTAAACGAACCATTGACGTATTCAATCCCCGCACACAAAAGCGGGAGCCTGTCACCAAAACGCAAGTTACTATCTTCGGTTCGTATAAAGAGAACATATACCTTTCCCCTGAATACATTGCCGAACTAGAAAGTATTATGGACGAAAACCTTCGTAAAGCTTGGTTGTGGGGGGATTGGGATATAGTCGCGGGCGGCGCTCTATCGGACCTATGGCGGAAGAATGTTCACGTAATCCCGCGAAGTAAGATACCGGCGGGCTGGAGTATAGACCGGGGATTAGATTGGGGTTCAACGCAACCATTCGCTGTCCTATGGTTTGCTGAAGCTAATGGCGAAGAAATGACCCTAAGTGATGGGTCTATATTCGCCCCGGCTCCCGGCTCAATTATCGTATTTCATGAATGGTATGGGTCCAAGGATATCGGGACGAACTTAGGATTAAGGTTATCGGCGGCGGATATAGCGGACGGAATTATAGACCGGGAATTAACGTTACTCAAAGACGAATGGATTGTAACCCGTCCATGGCCCGGCCCGGCGGACAACTCTATTCGAGACGTTCGGGAGGCTGACGTTGATACGCTCGAAAAGAAAATGGGGGATAAGGGCGTACACTGGCAACAATCAGACAAGTCCCCCGGCTCCCGTAAGATAGGCTTACAATTGATCCGGGAACGGCTGGAGGCTGGAATAAGGCGGGAGGGGGCGGGGCTTTATTTCATGTCGAATTGTATAGCGTCTATTTCAACGTTGCCAGCGTTGCCCCGTGACGAAGATAAAATAGACGACGTAGACACTGAAAGCGAAGATCATTGTTACGACGTAGTAAGGTATCGGGTATTAAAGGGAAGCAATCGCGCGGCTCGAAACCTAAAGCTGGTCTTTCCAACGTAAGGGTTAAACCAAATGCCCGTGAATACAGAACACGACGATTTGCGCGAAGTCAAGAAACAATGGGACGTAATCCGGGATTGCGTAGCGGGGGAAATAACTGTAAAGAAACGGCGGAATAAGTATTTGCCGATACCGAACCCGTTGGACGTGACGGAGGAAAACAAACTCCGATACGAAGCTTATATTATGCGGGCTGTCTTTTACAACGTTGTTAAGCGAACCCTTGGCGGACTAGTTGGCCAAATCTATTCACGGGAACCAATCATCGAAGTCCCCCCGGAACTGGAGCCATTAAAGGACGATGCGACGGGGCTAGGCGTCAACCTTACCCAACTATCTAAATTCGGGGCGGGCTATACTGTGGGGTACGGGCGCTCCGGGCTGTTCGTAGATTTCCCGGAGACAGGGGGAACGGTTACCCGGGCTGAACTTCAGAACGGAGATATGAAGGCGGGGTTTACGATCTTTGACCCAAAGGATATTATCAACTGGCGAACGTCTCCAAAGGGCGGACGTAGTATTCTATCCATGGTCGTAATCAAAGAAAATAAAGTTATTTCGGATGACGGTTTCGTACAAACTAAAAGGCCTGAATACAGGGTCTTAAGGTTGACGAACGGCGTATACACGGCGGAACGTTGGAGGGAGGCGGGGCGCTATCAAGAAATAACCCCCACACAAGCGAACGGGCAACCATTCAATGAAATTCCGTTTACGTTCATTGGACCCGAAAACAATGATCCGGATGTTGACGAACCTCCGTTGTATGATTTGGCGGCGCTTAATATTGCTCATTATCGCAATTCGGCTGATTATGAAGAAAGTTGTTATATTACTGGACAGCCTACGGCGTGGTTCAGCGGATTGACCCAACAATGGGTAGATGAAATATTCAAGGGTAAGGTTCAAATGGGGGCTAGGGCGGCTATCCCGTTGCCTATGGGGGCGCTAGCCGGAATGATCCAGCCCAACCCGAACACGTTGCCATTTGAGGCCATGAAGCACAAGGAACGGCAAATGGTGGCCTTGGGTGCCAAGCTGGTAGAACCGCAAGCCGTACAGCGAACGGCGACGGAGGCTAGCATAGACCAAAGCTATGAAACGTCTACGTTGTCGGCGTCGGCGGATAACGTATCGGACGCCTTTACCCAAGGGCTACGTTGGGCGGCGCAATTCGAAGGCGTATCCCCTGAAGCTATGAACGCTATCAAATTCGAATTGAATACCGAATTTGATTTGATTAAGCTATCGTCCAACGAACGTTCGGCGCTTATTCAGGAATGGCAAGCGCAAGCCCTTAGCTTTGGCGAAATGCGGGCGAACCTCCGGCGGGCTGGAATTGCTACTATGCCTGACGACGAAGCTTTGAAAGTTATTCGGGACGAACAAGAAAAGTTGGGGCTAGGGGACGTAACCTTAGACGAACCCGGTAGCGAACCTCCGGCGGCGTAAATGGCGTCTTTATACGACATGATGCTAAGACACTCCCTCTATCTGGAGGGGGCGAAGAAAGGTACAGCGGACGAATTTTCTTCGTCTGTTGTATCGGACCTTGACGCTGTAGTTAAACGGGCGTTTCAGAATATTAACGTTGACAACTTCGGAGAATTTACCAAAGCGGATTTTAATAGGTTTGTGGCAGATATCCGGCTCCGGACAAACGACGTTCATAACAAGAATACTAAAGAACTAATGAACGATACTAAGAAGCTGTCCCGGGTTGAAACTACCTTATTCCAAGGAATGTTTCGGGAGGATACCGGAGACAGGTTAGCTACCCCCTCGAATGTGTGGGGTAGCGTGAAGAATTCCAATATTCCAGCTACCGGGCAAACCTTTCAAAAGTCTGCCAATACATTTCGGAATTCGTCTGTCGGGAATATCGAACGTCTTTTAAGGAATGGCTACGCTGATAAATTGGATACGACGGACGTATTCAAAAGTATTCGAGGGGTTAAATCATTAGGATATAAGGACGGAGTATTTGGAAAGATTAGCGGTTGGGGCCGAACGTTGGCTAGTACCCTAATGTCGCATACTAGTTCTTCGGTAAAGGATAAGATAGCCCCATCTTACTACGACGAATACCAATGGGTTTCTGTATTGGACGACGTAACTACTGAAATCTGTTGGGAACGTGACGGCGAGATTTATAAGATGGGGGAAGGTCCGCAACCTCCAGCCCATTACAACTGTCGTAGTACGACGGTTCCAATTAGCCCTAGCCGGGAAGATATTGAGGAACCGGATACGTTAGCCGAATGGTTAGACGGACAACCTAGCGAAGTCTTAAAGGATATCTTTGGGGACGTGGACCCTAGCCTTGACAACGTTAAGGTTATTTCGTTAGACGGGCTACGGGATAAGTTGGATATCATCTTGATCTAGTGAGGGTGTACCCATGGCAATGAAGCGCAAGCTAACCAAGGAAGAATATACGAAGCTAGCGGACGGTATCAAAGAACAATATACCGAAAGCGGGGACAGCTATATTCTTGATCTTGAGGGGGACGACGATACGGCAGAACTCCGGCGGGCGCGGGATAGGGAAAAGGCGGACAAGAAAAAGGCTCAAGACGATTTGAAGAAAGCACAAGCCCGGTTGAAGGAACTGGAGGGAGACGACGAAGGCGACGAACCCGGCGAAGATGACGAAGGGGAAGGCGATAGGCGTAGGCGTCCGAACAAACGAAAGACAACGGATATTGCCAAGCTTCAGAAAGCTTGGGACGACGAAAAGGGCGAACTGTCTACGAAGCTTTCAAGTAAGGACGAATTCATTAAAAAGCAAATGGTCAACGCGGCGGCTAACGAAATCGCTAGTCGTATTTCATCGGCTCCAACCCTTATGTCAAAGGCGTTACTTGAACGTCTTACCGTATCATTTGACGGAGACGAACCGGAATTAGTTATCTTGGACAAGGACGGGCAATCGTCGAAATTGACGACGGCGCAACTGGAAAAGGAATTTGTTGCAAATAAAGAATTTGCAGCTATTATTATCGGCAGTAAGGCTAGCGGCGGCGGTGCCCCGCGAAGTAGCCCGGATAGTAGGCCCCCCGGTGGCGGGGCTTCCGAAACTCAAAAGCCTGTTGATCTTTCAAAGGCTTCCGCTAAGGATTTGGCGGCGCATTTGAAAGCGAAACGGGAAGCGGCGTCGGAAGCTTAACCCAACGGAGGTAACTATGGCCCTTTCTGATTTGGCCGTCTTTTCCGAATTCGTCTATTCGTCTCAGACGGAAGTTCTGAAACAGCAAGTTGATTTGTTCAACGCGGCTTCGCGGGGAACTATCGTCTTGTCTACGAAGGCTCATGTCGGGGACTATTCGGACGAAGCCTTTTGGAAAAAGATTTCGGGTCTTGTTCGTCGGCGCAATCCCTACGGTTCAGGCGCGGTTACGCCAAAGACCCTTGAACATCTTGTGGCAACCATGGTCAAGGTTGCGGCGGGTACTCCCCCGATTTCGTTGCCTCCGTCTCAATTCCGTTGGATACAGCGCAACCCGGAGGAAGGCGGCGCGGTTGTTGGGCAGCAATTGGCCAAAGATACCATGGCCGATATGTTGAATACGGCGCTTATGGGGACGGTTGCAGCGTTGAACAACACGGCGGAAATTCTTACGTCCCAAGCTGCTATTGCGACCATTTCATCTTTCAATGTGGCGCAATCCAAATTCGGGGACAGCTACCAAGACATTCTAGCTTGGGTTATGCACTCGAAACCGTTGTTCGATATCTACGGTTCGGCCCTTGCGAATTCGGAAGCGTTGTTCTCATTCGAAACTATCAACGTTCGTCAAGATGGTTTCGGGCGCGTGTTCGTTGTGTCGGATAGTCCTTCGTTGACGAACCCGGCGGCTACGCCGGATACGTTCAACACGTTGGGCCTTGTTGCGAACGCTGTTCAGGTTGACCAGCAAAACGATTTTGACGACAACATGAGCACGACGAACGGCGACGAAAATATCCTTCGCGACTATCAGGCCGAATGGTCCTACGAACTTGGCGTGAAGGGTTACGCTTGGGATAAGGCCAGCGGGGCGGCGGCTCCGAATGACGCGGCTATTGCGGTCATGACCAATTGGGACAGGTACGCTACGTCCCATAAGGACTTGGCGGGCGTTCTGTTGGTTACCCAATAACGTTAACACCCTATCCCCTGTCCACCCTGTTAACGTTCGTAAGTTGAATGGAGTTTGTCATGGCGGTTAAAGGTCCAAAGGTTCTTTACTTTGTCGCTGGTAGTCGTCCGTCAAACGACGATATGGAGGCCGGGGCGAAGATGGGGCCGGGGGTCTTTTACCGAAATGCGAACTTCATTCAACCCGAAATTCCGCTAGAGGCTTGCGACTATGTAGCTGGCCCGGCAATCCCGGCGAACTACCGGGAAGCGTTCCCAAAGTTCAAATTGAAAAAGGAAAAGCCGGAGGAACCTACGGAGGAACCCCCGGCCAACCCTAGCAGTTGGAAATCCGGGGAACCCAAATGAACGCATTAAAGGTTTTGTTCTTTTGTGTAACGAAAATCCCTACGGCGGGGGAACAATCGCAAATTGATACGTTGAACAATCGTTACGGCGTGGTAGGGGTTCGGGCGGCGGATATTCCGTTGAACGGCTCCCTTGAACCCGCTGACGGTTTGGCGGGGACTATTCCGGCGGCTTATACGTCGGCTATTGCCAACTACCCATTAGGGGTAGTTGCAGCTACGCCAATGAATGAAATGAAAGACGCTGTTGTAGTTCCGGCGGCGGTTAGTATTGCGGCGCTAGCTACGACGCAACTTAAAGCTATCATTTCGGAGATTGTTGGAAGCGATATTGTTATGTCGGAAAAGACTTCCGGCGCGGGGATTACTTGGACTAGTGCAACTCCGGCGGCGGCTACTGTCAACGCTAGCGGTTTGGTGACAGGGGTTGCGGCGGGTTCGTCTGTCGTTACATGGAAATGGATTTATCAGGCAAGCCCGGAACTATCCCTGTCCAAGACTTCAACGGTTACCGTCACATAAGGCGGACCAATGACGCTGTTAATCGAAGATGGTTCGAACGTTCCGGACGCTAATAGCTTCGTAACTCTTGACGAAGTTAAAGAGTATGCGACGGCGCGAAACCGTACCATTCCTGAAGATGACGTAGAATTAGAAGCCTTGACTATCCGGGCTATGGATTTCATCATAGCGAACCGGGCGCGATATCAAGGAACGAAAACTTACTCCGATCAACCATTACCCTTCCCAAGGACGGGAATGTATATTGACGGCACATTGATTGCCCCGGACGTTATCGTACCTGAAGTCAAGAACCTTGAGTGTCAACTAGTCGTAGACGGAGCGGCGGGCGTTGATTTCCTCCCCACAACTCAAGGCGGGGCAGTCAAACGTAAGGTAGTTGGACCCCTTGAAACCGAATGGTTTTCGGCGGACCAATCGGCTAACTATTCGTCGTCGGCGGCTGTCGATAGTTGGCTGGACCCTTTGCTTAAGCAATACGGCGGCGGACCCTTGCGAGTGGAAAGGGTCTAGCTATGGGCGTATACGACGCGGAACGGCAATCGGCTAAAGCGGACATTGAAGCGGCGGGCGTTCGTGCGACTATACGGCGCGGTTCTACCCGGGCTTCTGTTTCGCTGTTGTTGCTGTCCTACGAAGCTGAAGAACGGGACGGCGAACTTATTCAGTTTTCGGATATTAAGGCTATGTGTCCAGCCTTGGGACTTGACAGCGTTCTAATCCCGAACCCGGAAACAGACAGGGTAGTAATCGAAAGTTCAGACAAAGAACTGGCCCCTAGTGTGGGGGATTATCGTTTAGTTACGTCTAAACCTTTCATGCCTAACGGCGTGGCTATCTACTTTGATTTGCAGATACGCAAATGAGGGATAGGCGTGAAGAAATCTTGGCCCGGCTATATGTCGTAGCTCAAGAGGCTGAAGGCGTTAAGAGTTGGGTACGGAATAGGGGCGAACTTCCGAACGACAAACGCCCCGGGATTATAGTGTTTGACGGTGACGAACTGGCAAAGGAAGGCGACATAGGCCGGGGCCGTCCGTCGAATGCTCCGAATATGGTAACGGCTACACCGGAAGTATACTTTATCTTGGACGACAAGAAACCGGCGAACCTAACGGTAGGTACGGAGTTGAATACGTTCCGCCGTAAGTTTATTCATAGCGTGTTGTATGACGCGGCGTTACAGGGTATTGTAGGTACGTCGGGGTCAATGCGGTATGACGGGCTAGTGACAGACTTAGCGCGCGGGCGTCAAATGGTTGGGGAATTGGGTATGTCGTTTTCGTTTACATACCCGCTAATCCCTAGTGAACTTACCTAACGGAGAACGTCAATGACAATCTCTATAGCTTCCCCGAATGTCGATAACTATTCAATCGGCAAGGCCAAAATCTACTTTCAGCGTACCGGACAATCGGGCGCTATCTTGGATCATGAAATCGGCAACTGTACGGAAGCCGAATTCACGCCAACGGTTGAAACTCTTGACCATTTCTCTAGCCGGGAAGGGGTCCGGAAAAAGGACAAGTCCGTAGCGTTGGAAACGTCGGCGCAAATCCGGCTTGTTATGGAAGAATTCACCCCCGAAAACTTGGGACGTATGCTTATGGGTATTCCGAATGTATCGGACCCGGCTAACGTTACCATTGATATTCTTTCGGAGGCTGAAATTGACGGACATTTGCGTATTGTCGGGACCAATGACGTAGGCCCGAAATGGACTTTTGACTTTCCTACCGTATCGTTCAAGCCTTCGTCGTCCATGAACCCCATTTCTGACGAATGGAATAACATGGAGATTACCGGCGAAGTCTTGGCGTCGGGTTCGCCCGAAAGCTTCGGAACGGCTTCCGCTGATTTCTCTGATAACGTTGCTCCGGCGAATACGGCGCTCCCGTCTATTGCGGGTATTGCTCAAGTTGGGCAGACGTTGACGGCGAACAATGGTTCTTGGTCCGGTAACCCCGCAAGCTTTACGTACAAATGGCAGAAAGCGGCGGTTGATATTCCGGGCGCGATTGCGTCAACGTATGTTCCTGTTGTGGGGGACGTTGGGGCGGCGCTTACCGTTATCGTTTCGGCAGTCAATGCAACGGGTACAACTCCGGCAACTTCGGGAGCTACGGCTAACGTTATTGCCTAACTATAGGATACATGGCGAATGGTTGGGCTATTGGATATTGCTCCGTCATTCTTGACGGTGCAAGGGGTCACGGTATCGGGGATATCGGCGCGGGGCGTTGTGGCGCTCTTGCAAGATTTCCCCGCCTTAAAGGAAGTTCTAGCAGGACGGGAGGCCAAAGGATTGAATGGGGCTACTGTCCTTCAGCTTGTTCCGGACGCGGCGGCGGCTATCATAGCGGCGGGGACAGGCAACCCCGGGAACGACGAACACAAGAAAGCGGCGGACCTGTTACCATTGGGAACCCAAGTTGAATTCTTGGACGCAATCGTAACCTTAACGTTCCCAACGGGTGTTGGCCCTTTCGTCGCAACTCTAGAAAAGTTGGGAGTAATTCCAAAAGACATAGTAGACGAAAACTTTGGCAAGGAAGCGGGTACGAAATAGCTTCCGCAATTGAGCAACTAATATCATTGGGGCATAGATCGGGAGACGTTTGGGAGTATACGCCAAGGCAACTTGAAGGGTTCTTAGACCTAGCCGAACGTCGGAAGTATCGGGAGCTAATTGAACAACTACACTTGATAACGCTAGGCCAACATGGGGACGTTAAAGAAATCAAGAAACAGATAAAGCAATGGGAAGCTAGAACGGCTTAACGGAGGTTCGCCATGATTGACGTTTTAGTATATATCGCAATTCTTGTTATCGTCTTAATCTTTGTCTTTTGGCTAATTCAACAAATCCCGGCGAACCTTTTACCGGGTCCATTGAAACAGATTGTATCTATTGTCCTTGTCGTTATTGCTGTGGTTGCGCTTATCATAATCTTATTACAGTTGACGGGAACGGGTCCATCGTTACGGCTTCCGCGTTGAACCTATGGCCTTAGCTTTCGTATTTACAAACAAGAACCTAGATAAACAATGGCGTGACCAAATGAGGAAGATGGTTACAGCTATGGCTAGGGCTACGACGTTGGGAGCGCGGCAAGCGTCAAAGGATATTGAGAACGAAGGCCGGGCGAATATCAAAGGGGCGGGTAAGTTTGGCCAACGTTGGAGGAAGGGGTTAGTAGCTACGACGTATCCAACGTCCGGAGTTTTGATTAATGCTCGCATTGACGTAACCCATGACCAGATAGGCGCGGGGCTGTTCGAACACGGGGGCGTTGTCCGGGGGAAGCCCCTGCTATGGCTCCCCTTGACCTATGCAAGGCTGAAGGGCGTTCGGGCGCGGGATTATGCCCGAACCCAAGGCGGCTTGTTCCGGGTCAACCGGCGCGGGCGTGCCCCGTTGTTGCTGTCAATCAAAGATAAGAAGCCTAAGTATGTGGGGCTAAAGTCCGTTCGTATTCCTCAGAAATGGACTATTCGTCAAATCTGTTTGAACATTTTGAAGAATTGGAAATCATACTATGACCGAAACTTAAGGGTGTAGTATGGCAATCAAGGCTCAAGACCTATTACAACGTCTACTGTTTGAAGGTGAAAAGGAAGCTACGGCTTCCCTAAATAATATTGCGTCGGCGGGCGAACGTTCGTTTAAGTCTTTGGACAAATCAGCGGCGGGGCTTAATACAACCTTCAAAGGTATAGACCAAACTATAAAGCGAACTGAAGCCGGGGCAAAGTCTTTCGGAACTAATATTGACAACGTAGCTAGCCGGATAGCGGCGGCGGGAACGGCAATTAAATCGGCGGCTCTTGTAACTGGTATTGCAGCTATCGGCGTAGCGTTCAAGAAATTAGCCGGGAACGCGGGAGACGCGGCGGACAGTATCGGAGACGGGGCGGCGCAAACTGGACAATCAACCAAGGACTACCAAGAACTAACTTACGCAATCAATCAAACGTCAAGAGGCCTTGGTAATCTTGATCTAGTATTCAATTCGTTGAACGATATCATATCGCAAGCCCAAGCCGGAGGAAACGCAACTACTAAAGTATTCGAGGATATGGGCGTTAGGTTAGTTGATGGAGCTAATCGGGCGCGTTCGGGTACGGCTGTTCTTCGGGATTTCGCCAAAGCATTAGAACGGATACCGGACCCGGCGGATAGGGCAGCAAAAGTTATCAGCGTATTCGGGCGGCGTATTGGCGGGCCGTTGGTTGCGTTGCTTGGGGAAGGTGAAAAGGGTATTGATAACTTCATTAAAGAGGCTCAAAGGTTAGGCCTTGTTTTGACTGAACAAGAGGTAGAGATAGGAGACAAATACGACAAGAGCCTAAAGAAGTTGAACGCTACGCTAGGAACTACGACAACCAAACTTGGGTTGTTGTTTACCCCACAATTGACGGCGGGGCAGGATTGGATTGCGGAGTTTATTGCGCGCAATCAGGAAAAGATTTTGAGCTTCGGTAGGTCCGTTGAAAAGGTTGTCAACGAATTAGTGTTGGCATTTACGGGGCGCTCCGATCAAGTCCAAAGTACGTTTATATATGCTATTGGGAAGATCATAGAGGGTATTGGTTTGGGTATTAAGAACGTTGTTATTCCTGTATTCAATGGCTGGATTATTATTCTTGAAAAGACATTTGAATGGGTTAACAAAATATTCGGTACAAACTTTTCAATGTCTGACTTAGGTTTGGTTGCCGGAGTTCTCATAGCGGTTAAGGCGTTCACGTCGTTGTTAAGCGTCTTACGTTTGGTAACTACGGCATTGGGCCTAGCCCGGGTAGCTTCGCTGGCGCTGTCCTTTACGCCATGGGGGATTGCGATTACGGCTATAGTTATCGGGCTAGGCCTACTTATAGAGAACTTGGATAAAGTTGATTGGCAAAAGTTTGGAAAGGCGGCGCTAGAGGTTGTTCAGTCCATTGGTAAAGCGTTGTCTGATTTCGCTAAATGGATTGGTGATATCTGGACTGATTTAGAGGCAAAATGGGACGCATTAGTAGCCAAAGTAGCGGAGTGGAATAAATGGGCGGCGGATGAATTAGGTAAGCTTCCGGACCTTATCCGTCAGAAATGGGACGAACTATGGAATTGGTTGGGCCAGAAGGTTCAATGGGCTATTGAGCAATATCAGAAGCTAATTGACAAGGCCCGGGAATGGTTGGGCATGTCAAAGATCAACCGGGAAAAGACGGCGGAAGGCGGCGGGGGTGGCGGTTGGGCTAGGGGCGGGCCGGTTTGGGGTGCGGGCGGGTCTACGTCGGATAGTATCCCGGCGTGGCTATCCAATGGCGAATGGGTCATGAAGGCTCGGGCGGCGCGGTACTATGGCAATCGGATCATGGGGGCGCTAAACTCCATGGCGATACCCCGCGACAACTTCCAATACGCTATGGGAGGGGCCGTAGGCGCTCTAGCCCCCCGTACAGCCCGGTTCGCTCAAGGGGGCTTGGTAGCCCTTCCTAGGGTCGGGGGGAGGCCTATAAATCTGACAATCGAGGGGCAACGATTTGAGGGGTTGACGGTGCCGGAAGATACGGCGGAAAGCTTGGTACGGTTCGCAACTAGACGGCAAATGAGTTCCGCCGGACGCAAACCTAACTGGTATCATGGCAAGAAATGACTATAGAAAGTACGTTGATAGTTATTACGCCGTTTGGTATGCCTCCCTATTCGGCGCGGGGGTTGACCCAATCATTGGACCCTATTACAGCGTCCCAACAACTCCGGCGAACTGTCAACGGAGATTTGGCGGACATTTCCGCTGTTCAGTTTCAAAAGTATTCGTCTGTTATTACCTGTCAAGATATGGACGCTCCGGCGCTAGACGGTATATGGCCCGGTCAACTAGTCCAGATAGATTGCGCTGTTGAACTTTCGTATTTGACCGGCGGCGCTCCGGCTAAGAACGTTGTTCCCGGTAGCTCTAGGGAAGCGGACGGGTATACGTTCTATAGGCCCCGGTTGACTATGCGGGTTGTAGCCTACAATAATAGCAAGGACGAATGGGCGGCTAGTCACCAATGGTCTTTGACGTTAGAGGAAGTCTAACGGTATGGTAGACTTGCAATCCCCCTTTCAAGGTTCGGGCCGGTTCAATAGCTATCCGTTAACGGCCCCGGTTGGGCCGTTCCTGTTTGCTTGGGTTGACCCCACAGAAACAACCTTTGGGCCGGAACATTATCGGGTAGATGAAAGCGTTTTCAGTTTCGATCTAGAGCATAGTGAGGGGGAATTCAGTACGTTAAGGTTAGGGGTTCGTAATCCCAAGATTGGGCTATTGGCCCCCGGGCGTAAGTTTTGGTCATGGTTCGCCTACAACGACGGGACTACGATAACTCCCCTGTTCTTCGGGCGGCTTGTGGGGGTCCCGTCTGAACTTCAGGCGGAAGTTATTTCGTTGGACTTTGTAGCTAGGCCTTCGGACTATATCGAACAAAAGGAAGCATTAGCCGCAACCCTTCGGGTTCCTCCGTATTGGAACCCTGCATTTATTGAACCGGATAGACGGGAAGATTTAGACGCTGTTCTAGAGGCCCGTTCCCAACTCTATCATATTGACCGGCTAACCCATGACGTTAGCGTATCTGACGTATTGACCGGGGAAGATGGGTTAGTAGATTTCACAACGGACAAGGTTTTCTATGATGGGGTTCAAATCAATCTTTCAGGGATACCCCTACGGGCGGTTGAAGTTGAGGCCGAATTGCCATGGACACAATCGGCAATAGCTGGACTAGACCTACGGGATTATCTCCAGTCTAAATGGCCAAACGATATTGAAACGAAGCTTATAACGTCCTTCAGCGGGGAAGGATTGGTAGGCGATTGGCCCAAGGATGAAAGTAATATAGGCGGGGGTTGGGAAGTTAAGACGGGCCTAGCCGAACCCCAACACGGTAAGGTTATCCCGGACGAATACGACGCCTTTGAACTTATCCATAGAGTTGTTGTTCCCAAGGGTACGCCTCCGGGTTCAATCCTTATTCCAACGTTTCAGGTAAGAGGGGCGCTTAGCGCGTTCTATGAAACTATCGTTGTTCCTTTGTGGCATATCAAACCTACGTTAGTTGTTGGTTATGATGTTAGCCGGGAGTATATGGAACGGGTAAAGTTTATTATGCGGGCGTCTATGCAACCTATCGTAACATTAGCGGCGGATGACGAACGGGCAAAGATAACTATTAACTCCGTAGACCTGTCGGAACTGATTGACGGACAAGCCCCTATCGTTGACGCTAGGCGGCGTAGTTTCCTGACGACGGATAACGGCAAGCTGGCGATTGACTATCTCATGATGCTAGCGCGGGCGAACCTGATACATCGGGCGCGGGCCGTTCAAGTCAAGTTTGAAACCCAATTTGAAAACGTGTTAACGTTAAGCTGTCGGAAGTCCGGGCTAATTCATGATCCGCGTTTACCCGGCGGACAGGCAACGGGTAAGGTTGTCAACTACGGCGCAAGTCTTGACGGAGCTACGGGCGCTCTTGTGGGGCGGGTGACCCTTGGCGTAGCTGTCGGATATGGGGACGCTATCGCGACGGCTCCCGGGTTGCCAATGTATGTTGAAGATGGTTATACGGAAGATTATCAAGAACGTTCGGGAACGATTGTAGCTGTTGGCCCCGGCGACGTTGGCTATACAATTCCGGAAGCTAACCCTAATGACGATGGGGTAGATTTTATTCGTGGATTTACCCCACATACTGCAATTAAAGAATTTGATGTGACTAATTCCCCGTCTGTTCAACGGGAGGCGGTTGAACTTACTAGGGAGGCAAAGGACGAAGCTTTAACAAAACAAGCTATATCGGATCATCCTACCCGGGTTCGGATAGAATTCGTGCCATTGACCGGCGGGCCATTCGAAACGTTGTATACGATACAACCTACAACGTTGGTAATCCCACAAGGTATTGACCTAGAGGCGGCAACATGACGAACCTTGAATTAGTTGTTAGGCCTCATGAAAGCTTGTACGTTGGCCCCCGGAAGCGGACAACCCCCAAACAGAAACCGGAGGTTGACGAAGCTGTATTAGAATTCGGTTCGGCGGGGGACGATGTTTTTACGGCGAAGTTCAATAGGCATACTGAAGTAATTGTTGAAACTGAAACGCACGAAGTTAGGCGTCATGTCGATATCATCCGGGTTAAGAACAAGGACAATCCAGAGAACTACGTTGACGTAGAAAGCGTTCGCCAAATCGTATCGCAATCCGCTGCTAATTCTGGCGAAACTGGCAAGCAAGTAGTTTATTATAATCCAATGGGGGACTTTGGGAACGTAACGGACGCAACTTATGAACTCCGTAAGAAGAACATGATTATAGACACACAACATTACAACAAATGAATGAGATATATTATAGAACGTTACCGGCTACTAATCTTGTCAACGTCCAATGGGCGGGCGGGGATATTGCTTCATTATTTCTAACGTATTCCCGAAAGTTTGGTCACCCCGCATTTACATTACATAGCCTTCCATTTCCTAGCGGTTCTTATAATCCATTCGCTTTTGATTTGCGTGTTATGGACCCGGATATTCCCGGCGCTATTCCTCCGTATGTTGATCCTATTTCGGATGATATGATGGGTAAGCTGTTTATGTGGAACGGTGAACCTAAAGTGGACCATGTAAGCGATATCTACCGGGGCTTCGCTACGTTGTTCTTCAACGTTGGAAAGATACGGGCGGAAAATCCCGGCGCTACTGAAGTAACTTTTATGTTGAATACTCCGGCGGGTTCGGCTCCCATAGAAGTACCCGTTACAAGTTATTGGGTTTGGTCTAGTGCCTTTGGGGCAACGAACCTAGCAGAAAATCAGGCTAATCCTTTTACAACGGGGGACTTAAGAACTCCGGACCCTACAGACATAGTTTCAATTCCAATCGCATTTGATACGCAAGCGGAAGCGCAAGCGTTTATTGATTTAGGATATAATGATAGTAGTGTGAGTTACTTTATTGAAGCCCAAACAGTAAACCATTTTGAAGGTGACAACTTTGGTTGGGGGACTATCTTTTCGACGTATAAAGATAAAGTAGATTTCCCCGTAGACGAAGGCTCCCCCGGTTGGCCGGAACAAGACGCGGAGCATATCATCTATGAAAGCGCGGGTCCGGTAGAAACTGGCGCATTGCCCCCTTATATGGTAACCTATACGCTCAATCTGGAAACGCTAGAGCTATCAGCAACAAAGGCCTAGGCCATGGCTATTCTTTTCCGGACAGACGACGCCTTAAAATGGGGTATGGGTAAAGGTTCAAACCTAACCCCAACGGAAGTTGATTTGAACTTTTGGGAACTAGTTTCGCGCGTTACTTCCATCGAAGAAAACCCCCCTGAACCTAATGAGATTTCGAATATCTTAGTTGAAGGCCATCTATTCACAATCTACCTTGAAGATGGTACGCAATTTGGGCCGTATGAATTACCAGTTGCTACGTTTGCTTGGCGCGGGGAATGGACCCCGGATACAGCTTACTTTGCATTCGACGTGGTTACCGTATTAAACGTAGGACTATTCATGGTAACTAAGGATCATATTTCAGCGGCAACCTTTGACCCTAACGCCGTTGACGCAAGCCTAGAGGCGTTGTATCAACAAATGTTCGGCGTGGCAGTAAGTCCCCCGCTGTTGAACGCCTTATACCATGGGGCCTTTGGAGGAATATGAAATGGCACTAAACAAAACCCCCACATTCGTAAACAAGCCTCGAATAGCTTTGGCGCAAATCTTGGACGCTGACGTAACAAACCCGGTTGACGTATTCACGGCGGGCGCTAGCGGGGCAAAGGTTACGGCAGCTATTGCGGCGGGCGAAGATACGGCGGCGCGGAACGTTCAACTGATTATCAAACGGGCGTCAATGTCCAACGTCTTACAAACCGTAGCGGTTCCACAGAACGCGGGCCTAACTAATACCGTAGGCCCGGTCAATCTTATGGGCGGGGACTTGCTGGACATTCTCCCCCGTGACGCTGACGCCCAACCCTACTTATTCTTGGAAGCGGCGGACGTTCTACAGGTTCGGGCGTTAACGGCAGTTACGGCGGCTAAGTCCGTTCAAGTGTCTGTCGTATACGGTGACTTTGACGGAGTGTAATCCTTGTTCGGTACTCCGGGCGTATCACGGCACAACGTCATTAGGCGGCAAACCCGGCCCCCTCTAGGCCCGGCCACGATAAGGCTGGACGCTCCATTCGTTGCTGTAGGGTCTATGCGGGCGGTACTCCGGCTAGGCCTGTCCTTGCGCTCCCCCTTCGTCGGGGCGGGGCTTATGGAAGCTGTCCTAGCTAGCGTCCCGGCGGGCGGGGGTTCCTATACGAACCCGGGCGGGTCCGGGGACAGGACGGCTAGCCTCCCGGTGACGACGACGCTAACCGGGGGCCGGACGGATGTTGTGGGGAACGCCGTAGACGGGGCTTTTGGTAATAACGTCTTTGACGGCTTTTGGGCGGCGGACCAAGCTAGCGTCGGATTGGAAATCAAATTCAATCTATCGTCGTATGGGACTAAAACTATTGAGCGTATCAAATGGTATCAGCAAGACGCTAACGGACATGGCGTATGGCAACCCCAATATTCTCCGAACGGTTCAACGTGGACTAACGCCGGATCAACAATCAACCTTGGCGGGGCTACGGTTTCAGAATACATATTCACTAGTCCCGGTGCCGGGCAATGGTTTAGGTTGCTAGGTGTGTCGGGGAACTTCAATAGTAATCCTTGGATACAGGAAGTTGAATTTTATATTACGGCGTGACGCGGCTTGCTAGCCCCGGGCGCGAACCCGGGGCTAGTCTTTTGGCTAGGCGACGGGCGCGGCTATGATCTTGGCCAACTCCCGTTGGAGACGGCTCCGGCGGGTCCGTAGCGCCGATAGCTTGTTACTCCAGCGAATGACCCGGCCCATAGCCCGGTCAAGTTCATTCATACAAGCGATTAATTCGCTTTCGTATTTTTCTTGTTTCGGGTCTTTCTTTCTTGCCATGTTCGTTACCTCATTTCGTGTTGATCGTAAGTTCTGTCCAGCTTGCGCGGAAGGCCCGGTAGGTTCGTCCGCTTGTGTTCATCGGTTCAAACAAACCGCCGAACGTTTCACCCATAGCCTTCAAATCCTTTCGGATAATTGAAGCTACTTCAGCCTCCGTCTGACAGGTTCCAACCCGTCCGGTAAACGGTTTGGTTAGTCCGTTCTTTCCGTTGGGTTTAACCGTGACAAAGACGTAAATAGCCGGGGGGCTATTCCATTTGTTGTCTGCCATTCGTCTGTTCTCCGTTGTTGTCAACTTAACATACGGAGGATAGCACGGCGGGTCTACGTTGTCAACTTCAATCGTAGATACGGTTAATGAACCGTTAATCTTCCAGTTCACCCCAAGACGGCCCCCGGTCAAAATCTACGATAACAGGAACGCGGAGTTTAATAGCGTTCTCTAGTATGTATCGTAGTTCTTTGAAAGCTTCATTTTGTTGGGGGTTATCATCTACGACACTAAAATCTAATTCGTCATGAACCTGTAGACGGGGAACGCCGGTTACGTTGAATACTCCAGCGTAAAAAGCTTTGACCATACCGGCTTTGATTTGATCGGCGGCGCTCCCCTGTAGCCTGTAATTAATTGCCTTGTGTTCTCCAGCCCTTTTAATTCGTGAACCCCAACGGTGAATAGCTAGGTCGTAGGGCAATGGGTAGG